GGTATTTGGATGTGAGGAAACCTCATCGTGCGGTGAATGGCGGTGATATTCACCGCATTCATTTAGTCATAGATGTTGTCTCAAATGAAAAATTAAGGAAATTATTATGAGTGAAGAGTTGCTTGAACTGGTAAAAGATTGGGAAGATCCTTGGCCAGATCCGGTTATACAAGATTATGATGGAATTAAAGTTGTCAGAGATGATTTGCTTTCTGCCGGTTCAAAGATTAGGTTTATTGATTATTATATTAAGACTTTGCCTGAGGAAGTAAAAGAAGTTGTTTTTGGTGAATGCCCTGCAACTGGTTATGCGCAGATTAGTTTACCTGTTGTGTGTAATAGATATAATAGGAAAGCAATTTTGTTTATGGCAGAACGGAGCCTGAACAATTTACATCCTTTTCAGATAATGGGACTCCAAAAAGGAGCACATTATCAATGGGTGCCAAGTGGTATGTTAACGGTTACGAAAAAACGAGCCCGTGATTATGTAGCAGAAAATCCAAAAGAACGGATCGGGCTTCCTTTGGGTTTAGAACATCCTACTGTATTAGGTTCTATAATAAAGGTAGCAAGAAAGTGTATTGATTTTGAACCATCTGAAATATGGACTGTTGGTTCAAGTGGAACTTTGAATAGGGGATTACAAATGGCATTTCCTGATATTCCTGTAAATGTAGTTCAAGTTGGACATACGATGAATGAAAGAGAAATTGGTAGAGCAATTTATTGGAAATCTCCTTATAAGTTTGATAAGGATATCAAACCGATGGAAGCACCTCCTTTTCCTTCTGTTCCCAGTTATGATGCAAAAGCTTGGCCGTTTATTAAAGAATATGGTAAACAAAATGCACTGTTTTGGAATGTTGGTGCTTGACTTTTCGGCTTTTATAGAGTATAATAGAGTATGGGACCATTTGAATTTACAAAAACAATAAACGATACGAAACACAACCTTATGGATGAAGATCCAGAGGTTGAGAAAGATTATATTCCATTTTTGGTTAATAGATCTTTGGGGTATTTCATGGATACTATTATGTATGCTAATGAAATGAACCGATTTAACTCTCTTGACTATAAACTTCAATATGACTTTTTACTAAATATTATCAGACCACGAAAGAGATATAGTAAGTGGTTGAAGAAATCAAAAGATGATAATATTGATTTGATTAAAAAGTTTTATGGATATAGCTACACCAAAGCAAAAGATGTTGTAGACATTTTAAGTGAAGATCAGATAGAACATATTAGGTCTAAACTAGATACTGGTGGGTTGAGAAAGGAATAAAATGGAAAACGTATTGGAAAATATGGTAGAAGTGACTTTGAAAGAACCAGATGATTTCTTAAAAGTCAGAGAAACCCTCACACGAATTGGAGTGGCGTCTAGAAAAGACAAGACGCTTTACCAATCCTGTCACATTCTCCACAAACAAGGTAGATATTACATAGTTCATTTTAAGGAACTATTTGCGCTCGATGGTAAACCAACCAACTTTTCTGAGAACGATCAAGCAAGACGAAATACGATTACTAATTTAATGGAAGAGTGGGGATTGGTTAATATAGTGAATTCGGATAAAAGTGCTGATCCGGTTGTTCCCTTGAATCAATTGAAAATTATTTCATTCAAGGAAAAACCCGAATGGACTCTCACTGCGAAATATAATATAGGAAAAAAAGCCACATTTGAAGAGGAATGAATATACAACAAATATTAAAGTATTATCGTTTGGCGGATGAAGTAGACCATCCATCATACGGAACTGAAGATTCTGCTTGTTTTGATCTTTATACTTACTTCAAACCTAACGATAATATTACAATATATTCGGCATGGCAAGAAGACAATCCAAAAAATAATCGCGATGTTGATTCAGATGGGGTTCTTAATATTGAACCTGGTGAAAGAGCATTAGTTCCTACTGGAATTATTTTTGATATTCCAAGAGGATATTCGGTTCGTTTGTTTGCCAGGTCAAGTGTTGCACTGAAACGAGGATTGATGTTAGTTAATTCAGTTGGTGTAATTGATTCGGATTATGTTGAACCCGTCTTTGCAGCAGTGGTAAATGTTGCAAACGAGTCAAGAGTAATTGTTTCCCATGAACGATTATGTCAAGCAGAGTTAGTTGAAAATTGTCCTACTGAAATATTTGAAACTGAAGAAAAACCAAAACAGAAAACAGATCGTGATGGAGGATTTGGTTCTACTGGAGTGTCGTAATGGATGTAAAAATTGGTATTGAAGAGTTGCGAAAGAAAAAAATTTTTATAGCAACTCCTATGTATGGTGGAATGTGTTCTGGAATGTACACAAAGGCAACGGCAGATGTTGCAACTTTGGCAACCAAATATGGTATGGATGTCAAATTCTTTTATCTATTCAACGAATCCCTAGTTCAAAGAGCAAGAAATTATTTGGCTGATGAGTTCATAAGAAGTCCTTATACTCATCTCATGTTTATTGATGCTGACATTCATTTCCGACCAGATGATGTGTTGTCTCTTGCTGCACTTTGTGATGATGAACATCCAATCATAGGTGGACCTTATCCGAAGAAAACAATTGCTTGGGAGAAAGTCAGGAACGCAGTTGATGCTGGATTGGCAGATGATGATCCTGGGGAACTAGCAAAATACACTGGAGATTTTGTTTTTAATCCGGTGTCTGGACAAAGCCAAGTTCATATTCAAGAACCAACTGAGGTATTGGAAATTGGAACTGGTTTCATGATGATCCAGCGAAGATGTTTTGAAGCATTTGAAGAAGCATATCCACAATTCAAATATACACCAGATCACAATCGTTCTGAGCATTTCAAGGGTGATAGGGATATCATGGCGTATTTCGATACGGTGATTGATTCAGAAGCCTATCTTGGAAGTATCTCAAATAAGAGTAATCGTTATTTGTCTGAAGATTATTTCTTTTGTCAGATGATGATCAAAATCGGATTCAAAATCTGGATGTGTCCTTGGATGAATGTTGCTCATCTTGGTAACTATGTTTTTGATGGAACCTTTGGAGCACTTGCTGATTTGCCTTATGCTTCTCATGGACTTGATGCAAAAACTCGTCCACAACTGGAAGAGAGATTGAAGAAATGGATTGCCAAGAAGGAAGAGATGAAAGCAAATGAAGAATGGGCGGTGGATGACCAGCAGAAGATTGAAAGAGAGAAAGACCGAAAGGAACGAAGAAAGAAAAATCGGACAAAAAGAACGAAAAAAACAAAAGAAAAAACTTGACATTTACCCCAGAATCATGATACAATATAAGTGTAAGATAAATTATTATCCTACACAATCCTCTAAAAGAGATGTATTATGAGTTTTGAGTTTAGAGCAGGTCGAAAACGTGTCGTTAAATCCGTTGAAACCGTAGGAGAAGCCAACAAATTGATGCGTAAAATGATTGCAATTCGCAACGAGAATTTCCTGTGGGAAAACATCGATGTGAAAACCGGTCATCTTCGTGCAGTTGATGAATTGGAGAAACTGGTTGGAACCATCTTTGATGTGTTTGAAACTATGTCTATCTACGTAAATGGTAAATCAGTAAGACGAATTTGGTCTAGGGGGTTTTAATATGAATTATCCAACAGCAGATACAGGATACATCTATCCTGAAATGTCCAAATACATTGATTCAAACGGGTTTACGTTTGATCATAAAAAAGAAATAACTACTGGAGAGTTTGAAGAGGCTCTTACTGAAAAAATGCATTTTGTAGCACATTGTGTTTTTAATGAAAAAGAATCTTTCCCTAACTCAGATAGAGCGTTTATTAATGGAGAAGATTTTGAAGGTAAACTTGTTGATTATTTAAAAGATTCTCCTTATTGGGAAGATGAGAAAGCCGAATGGGTATATTGTATTGCATATGATGGCCACATTGTCAAAATTGGTATGTCTCTTTCAAGTCTTAAAAAGCGATTTGCTTCATATTCGTGTGGAACTAGAAAGGCTATGAAAAAAGGTTCTTGTTCTACTACTAACTATGTTATTACAGAATCTAATTATAATGGTATTACAGAAGGTATGAAGGTAGAAATATATGGTATTCGTATTGAGAAAGAATATGTGACCAAAAATCGATTCAAGAGAACGTTCACAATGGAAACATTAACAGGAAGAGGACATGAAGAGTGGATTACTAATATATTCGTTGAAACTACTGGACATATCCCCATCTTGTGTGTGCAGAAAGGAAATTCATCTGAATGAAGGATGAAAATATTAATAGAGATTTAGATAA